AACACGAATAGATTGCTCGTATACTTCTGGAGTTTCTTTGCCTACAATTTGTACATTGACTGGGCCAGCACTTGGCATCAGTTCTTTATAAGCTTGTGCTTGAAATTGTGTAACGGATTCTGCTAGTAAGGGATGGGTCACGCCACTTGCGTCACGAAAGGGTTGATCTCTTTGCTCGTACTTAAATCCTAAAAGATCTAGTCCTTGTGTGTAAGTTGTTTCCCAATCTTTTCTTGAATCTTTGTCATTTCTAAACTCTGTTACAAGTTCTGATGATAAGGAAGATAGATCGCTATCATCCATCTTCTCTGCAATGTTTTCACTAAACTCTGTATTTACTTCTTTTCCTGGTTCAAAATTAATTTCAACACCTTCTTCATCTTCAGTAATTTCAACCCCTGGCTCTTGTGCAATGCCGCTAGGTAGTTCTATATCGGTTGCCTCAACATTTCCTTGTACGGGTGGTAAATCTTTTTCTATTGCCATTAGAATATTCCTTTAAATTTAAATCCTTTAATTGCAGCCGGAGCTCTTCGCTTTTGAGCAGCCTTTGAGTCTACATACTTTTTAGATGTTTTTCTAGTTGTTTTTCTCATTGAGTATCCTTATACTTAATAGCTTTGTTTTTCAAGATAATCTATCTGTATCTTGAACATCACGAGTTCGTCTATACTTTGCCCATCTACATTCAATAACCATAACTTCATCATTGTCATTTACAATTCTAATCTCTTGTCCCCATGGCTTAGATTCAATCCAATACTGCATATAGTTTGGAATAACCGTTATACTAGAACCTGCTTTATATTTTCTTTGCATAGATTATTTTATTCTCTCCTTTTTTAACTTCATTGAAATTATAATAACTTAACGCCTTACCAATTAAACCCATGTCGTATGTTTTATAATCATCAAAAACAAATACTGCAGTAGATGAAGAACGATTTGCAAAAAAGAGTGCTTCTTCTAAAACTTCTTTTGTTTGATGAGGTCCATCAAAATGAACTAGATCATAAACATTATAAATAGTTTCTTTAGAATGATCGTAGACTGGAACGCCATCATGATAGCGCTTCATGAATTCTTTATCTGTTAGGTTAAAAAATTTAAAATTATCATAACAACTTAAATCTTTTAATAACGTATTCCTCATCACATTAGTGTAATCTGCAGTGTAAGGTACATTGTTATCGTAGTGAGCATAGTTAAGATTACCATAAGGATCAATTCCAAAATGATAATGAGGCTTTGCAACATCTCTATAGGTATCTAAAATAATCTTAGAACCCAATCCTTCTCTAACACCAATCTCAACCGTGATGATTGGATCGTGATTCTTGTTTACTTGCTTCATGTCGCATGCTTCTTGCAACAGGTCGTATTCTTGACTATCGCCTTTAATCATTCTTCCATCTTTTAAATTTTAATTTATCCATGCCAATTAATTCAAAACTTAAATTAGCATCATCTAATCTTTCTTCTAAATGTAGAGCATGTTGTTCTAGATCTTTTATTTTTTGTTCTAGAATTTTTCTTTGTTCTGAGTTTGATAACTTTTTCATTAGTAATATATCCTTCTTGGTTTTTCTTTTTTCTCGTCTTCGTAGTCATCTTTTAACCTAATAAAGTTTGCTTGTCTATATCTCATTACTGCTTGCACCGTAGAATCTAAATAGTCATCGTGATCTCCATTTGGAAAGGCCGCACACTCATCGACCACTTCTTGTGCTGCATGGCTCATCGGTGCCCAGATCATACCTCCTTCAAACAAAGGAGATACTGAGTTTACTCGTGCGTGTTTATCATTTCCCCTGCTAGGTGTATAATTGACAATAGGTATTCCAAGTTGTCTAAGTTCGTGTGTAAGTGGTAATCCCGAGGCTTTGGCTTCTATGATAACAGTATCAGGATTATATTTTTTATATTTCTCAATTGCTACTCGTTTAAGTTCTGGAAACTCCCATCTACCTTTTTCAGCATCCATTAATATTAAATTACCATTAGGTGAATCTGGCAAATAGAAAACTCCCCAAGTTGTAATAGCTGAATAATCCGACGTTTCTTTTTTAGTATAAGCAGTGTCATAACTTTGGATAATATGTTCTACACTTGGCATATAATTTTTATCCCAAACTCTCCACCACTCTGGTTTAATAATCGCAGACTCTACGGCTGTTGGATCTTGCTGCCATTGTGCATTCCATTTACCAACACTTAAAGAAGCTTTTACTTTTTCAAGTTCGTCTATATTCCAATATTCTGGCCAACAAGGTTTACCGGATTCAAAGACAGCTGGAAAATTAATAACTTCCCACTTATCTGATTTAACATCTTCAGCTTGAGCTTTAACTAATTTACCTGTTAAATCCTTTGTGCTCCATCTAGTCATAACAACCACAATAGCTCCACCTGGTTGTAAACGCTGTCTAGGACCAGAGACATACCAATCATAAGTTTTATCCATAGCATTCTCTGACATTACGTTTTGTTCAGTATGAGGATCGTCAATTATTAAAAAGTCAGCGCCTCGTCCTGTTATTGCACCACCGACACCGGCTGCGAAGTATTCACCACCATGGTTGGTTTCCCAACGACCAGCAGCTTTTGAATCTTCTGATAAATCTAAATTATTAAAAACTTTTTTATACTCCTCCCCCTGTATCAAGTTTCTTACTTTTCTACCAAAACGAAAAGATAATTCTGCGTTGTGAGAAACTTGCATAATCTTAGACTTGGGCAGGAGTCCCATGATCCAAGCTGGAAACAAATAAGATGCAAACTCTGATTTAGTGTGTCGAGGAGGCATGTTAACTATTAATCTTTTAATTTTTCCTTGAGCAACTTGAGTTAACTTATCCGCAATAATTTGATGGTGCCCCCACATAGAAGGTTCCTTGGCTTCTCTGCATATAAAATCAGGCCATACCTGTTTAACAAAATAAATAAAATTTTCCCTGGCCAATAGTATCTTTTGTGCTTTGAGAAGCTTTGCTGTTTTTTCTAATTTTTCACGTGGAACTAGCTCCAAATCCATAAGTAAAATGGACTATATATTTGTGTCAACGTTTGCACAAGTCAACGATTGTAAGATACATCGGCGATTTTAAGGGGGTGTAGGGGGTCGGAAGTGGGTTTTAATAGGTGGCTAGGGAAAGAGATACTAGTACAACTAGGGCGTGTGACACGCCCTAGTTGTTAGATACTTAGTGTTGTGTACTTTGTGTATTAGCCATGTCTCTTTGTACATTGAACTTATCAGCCAAGTCTTGTGATAACTCTTGACCAAAGTTAGTTATCTTTTGGTCATTCTGATTCGCTATAATGAATTCAAATATCTTTGAATCAAGATAACTAGCTAGTAATTGCCAATCGATAAACTGTACTTTGTTTTTAAACAAATCGATTTGTTTTTTTAACTCAATGATTATTTCATCACTTGTCTTGTCTTGAGAAACAATCTGATTAAGTTTTTCTAATTCGAATTTTTTCATATTAACTCCTTTACGTCATGAGTATATGATGTTCGAATAGACTTTGTCGAGAACTTTTTAAACAAGTCCATATTGTCTTTTTTAAAGTCCTCTTGAGAAAAGATATTTATTTCTTTAACGTCTTTAGAAATAGAATAAATAAACTTTTCTTTTTGTATTGTTAGATTATTTGTTTTTAACAAATCAAAAATCTGAACTAATTCTGGCTTGATAATTCTATTCCAATCAGAAGTTAATTCAGCTTTTTTCTCTAACAAGTCACACGCACGAACTATCAACTGTTTATTCTTAGCTGATAATTCTATTTTTACTTTTGCTTTTGTCATTGTTTTCCTTTCAGTTAGTTATTAATGACAATTGCTATCTTATGTTCATGAGATAATTAAAACAAGAAATATTTTTAGTTATCCACAATTATTTTTTAATGTTGCTCCCCTGCAACACTCACCTCTAACCAATGAAACCCAATCACCGAACCCGAAACACCGACCAGCAACCAGCTCCTGAGCCCCCCGTGTAGCCATCTGCTTCCAGTCTCCCTTCCTTTTATTATTTATTACGGGACGGGAACGGGATCTTCGGGACCGAGACGGGATTACAAAATTAGAATCAAAAATAAAAGCAACAGTAACTGGCCCGCTGTGGTAAACAACAGGCCAATCGCTGCCAGGATTGATATCCACATCATTCCTTAACGTTAGGCTTTGCATTCGTAGTTAGTTTTTTTCTAACCGACTCATGTACTGCCTTCTTCAATTTGTCTTCTTTTTTTTTATCTCCATCAAGAGTCATCACGATCAGATGATCATCCATCCATTTTTTTAAAGCATCCATTATACCACCACCTCCATCCAGGTATTATCTCTGAAAACTTTTTTAACCTGATTTATGTAGACTGAGCCAGCTTCATCGAACAGGCCGATCTCAGAACCTTTAACGTCGACGAGCAATGTACTCTTCAGACCACGGCCCTGCTTAGGTGATTCTAAAAGAACAGCCGATGTTTCTAGACCCAGCTGATTCGTTTTAAGTTTGTCACCTTTTTTTAACTCTATTGCTTTTATCATAGTGCTCCTATTGTTAGTTATCTTATGTAGATAAGATAGCTCTGCTGCGAAGTCAAGTTAAAAAAAAATTAAATTGCGCTGCGCTGTATTATTAAACCACGCATCAGGGAACCAAATGACAGAGCTGCTGGCTGCATGTGGGTTGATAGTAGTATTATTATTAAATAAAAAAATTAACTAAAGACGGGAGCGGGAATGGGAACGGGCGACCGACCGTCGCCCGTGAATTTTTATTTTAGCAAATTTTAAATCCGCCTGAGTGTTCAGCGAACTCTGCGAACTCTTGTACGTTCTCAACATAAAACGGATATTCGCCTGACCAATCTTTTTTATTATAGATTGCGTTCCATTTTTCGTAATCTTCTTTCGGGTAATCACGAGGAACAATGCCTGCTCCGTGTTTCTTTACCATTTCTTCATGGAACTTTTCAGATTCCGCATCTATCTTCTCATTGTGTTCACGTGCCTTTTTTAGCTTTTCCATGTGCTTTTCAGCATAGGTTTTTGTATGCCCAGTATCAATTAAGTATTTTAATTGCTTGGCAATTTCTTTTGCGTCGGTATCTCTGACCTTGAAACCGCCGTTCTCGTGCCAACGGTCAATATCATCTTCCTCGACGCACCCAGTGAACTCGATTATATAATCTGCCAACGGTCGCCAATGCCACACGTTGTTTCGAAAATAATAACCTTTATTTTCTTCCTCGAACTTGTTCATCTGTTCGAAGTAATCGTCTCTTTCTTTTTCACTGGCAGTATCCCAGTTTATTAGTTTTGGTTTTTCCGATTTTAGTTTCGGATTTAAACCATACACGTCCATACCCATACATGCTCCTTATGTTGTTTATTTATTATCTTATATATATGAGATGTTTTTATAGTCAATAACTTTTTAGTTGTATTTAAAAAAATAATTCACAGTATCTTCAGCTTGACAACAGGAGCTTCGACGCTGGTGGCTACCTTCCTGATGGTGAACTCATCATTGATAAATCAGGATCACGGAAACGGGATACGGGAACGGGGCTACATCAACCAAATCAACAGAAACAGCAACACCAGCTGCCCAGTGGTAGTGAAGACCAACAAGGCAGCTAATATTATTAAAAACAAGAGCACGGGAACGGGAGCGGGACTATGCCGCTTTTCCTATTCGATCACCGAACAAATTACAAATATGGTAATCCAAGATATCCCACGAGATGCCTATGTTTGCATCATGGCCATCTAAACACGCATCAAGAACCTCACGGCATTCTGCCTTTGTAAGCTTAAGGCCACTAATTTCGGCTTGACGCTTCACATCATCAATGTTCCAAAGGATAGAGATATGATTATCATCCACCCAACCCCACACAAGATCTTTTTTCTTTTTCATTAAAATATCCCACTTTCTATATCAGCAACCGTTATCCGTGGATCCTGAGCCTGTTCAATTTTTTCTTTTAAGTTAGCGCTGTCCTCCGAAACACCTTCCAACGGGGCATCGTCAATATTATCATCCAGCCATCTGATCACGTAATCAAGAATTGCTTTATCTTTTTCTTTCGACATCATGCAGCCCTCCCTTCTGGATATATGGCTATGTCATAACTAAGCCACCCATTGGATTCGTCTACTCCGTAAAGAAACGCATCCATTTCCTTCTCAGTTTTAAACTCATAAGTTTTAGTCTGAGCATCCCCCCACGAAGTAACGCCCCACGTAATTTTTACTTTGTATTTTTTAGTCATTCTAGCTCCTTTTGTTTTTGTTTACGAATGGGGATACAGGTCAATCCCAGTTAGCCCCCACTCTCCCATGTAAATAAGATATGTAATTCATAATGTCAAGCGTTAAATAAAAAAAATTTTTCCACTGCGCCACAGCTTGTAGCGCAACGACCATCAGACTCTGGTGAGCTGCCAGCGTCCTGAGCCGTGATTCATTGTTCATGGATCATGGTTGAGAAACGGGAATGGGAAACGGGAATGGGAGTTTGAGAACGGTAGCCCAACGGACGCTAAACAGGAGCTAATTATTTAGAGGATGTCGAGCTACCTACCACGGATATAATCATCGTGGGATATGAAGTCAAGCATTATTTTTTTATTATTTTCGAACCAGCTTCCTGCTGCCTGGAAGGGAGGCCAGGATGGGTGATTATCTTATTCAGAACCGCGGGCCACGAAACGGGGTGCGGGAAATGGGAAACGGGAAACGTGGCGAACGGATCACGGTGCAAGCAAGAGTTGTAGTCGTAAAGTTTTGCGTCCCTCTGCCTGAGGTCGTAATTTAAGATAAATACTTTACCACCAGCAGAACCACGTTTTACAATCCACGCTTTTTGGTATTTAGTTAATGGAGTTTGCTTTCTCTTTTTTACCTTTAGCTCAAGCCAAAATTCAGTGCCTTGATAGCATCCATTCACATCAGGAATACCTAGTCCAATATTAGTTTCTATTCTTTGAAAGTGTACGTTTGGCAACGCTTTTTTTATTTTTTGATACAGCTTCGATTCTTCTTTTGGCATCGAATTTTCCGTTTACTAATTGCGTTTGTAGATAGGGTAAAAACCATTTGTTATCTCTAAACACTTGAGAAAGGGAATTAGAGATTGCGTTAACAATTAATTCCTCGTTTTCTTCTTTGGAAAGTAGATTTCCTTGCGAATTAAGTCCGGTTTGATAGACACAAGCGTGAATGACTTCGTGCAAGAGGGTGTTTGCCTCTGATCTTGCATTTTGTTCTTTCTGGATATCGATCTTAGCGTTACTACTGTCATATTCACCTAAAATATTATCATCTTTTTTGTCTGCTGTCTCGAAGTTTATTACATTAATTATAATATCTTCGTAGCCAATTTTAATTTTTTTTTTCATTAATTCTAATCTCCACAGCACCCATAGACATGTTTAAGTGCTTATTGTGTACTCTGTTAAACTGTACCCAAAAATCTTCTTTAACTTGATTCTTTTTCATCCTCGATTTCGAGGACTTTTTCAAACGGTATCTCATCTTTAAGCTCATTGATTGTTTTGATTAATTCGTCTTTTGTCATTGCAGACAAGTCCTGGACTTTAATCTCTTTTCGATCAATGTAAAAGCCTGCTGCTTGACCTAGTCTAAACTCTGCATTGATTGCAGCAGCTAACTGGTTCTTGTCTTCGGCTTTTTTAGATAATGAATCTAATCTTTTTAAATGTCTAAGATAATCTTTATAGGTATTTGTTTTCATATCGCGCAATCTTTCGATATATGCAACAACATGAGGAAACTTATCTGGGTTTGTTAAGAGACTGCCCCACTTACCAGTTGTA